GTTTGTTTATATTTCTTTTTCAACCCCCGAGTAACATCTAATCAAATACTACACACTCGTTAAATTGGCCATAGCTAGGCTGCTCAAACCTAATTTTAACACTATTGAAGTGTTACTCTAATACCAATTGCTCCTACGGTGTAATCCCAAATGCTTACCAAAAACTGTACCTAGTTCGGGGTTCTATTTAGGTGCAGTGATATTTCATGCCTTTGGAAAGCATGAAAAATCCGGATTCCACTGTAGAAGCTACCTCTTGCACGTTAGCGGTGCTGATTTTCTAAGGGAAAGTTCTGTAAAATGCGTTGTATACGGGTATGTCGCCAGCTAAGGCTAGTCCACCTTTTCCTACACAAGATGTCCAGAGATCGAAAACATCACGACGTCTAAGATCACAGCGACTGTGTATGTCTTTTGCTATAGCTGTAGAAGGGTTCCTAACCATTTTGTACCCACTAGGGGTCCACACCGGTTTAGTTTGACAAAAGCTAATCTTTTCAAATATGTCAACTACTCCCTCCGACTCCATCGTATATCCCATCTTACCAAACCACTATGTTAAGTCCTAAATCCGATGTAGATCACGCCTTTCAATGATAAGAACACAATCATCGCCGTTGTTAGCTAACCTCCATTTGCACTTTCCATGCATATAGGAGTATACTAACCCAACCATGGTAAAACAGTTACCACTAGATGTGTTCATGTCACCAGAAGCACGAGTTCCTCGAACTTAATACTTAACCCGAATTCCTTCCTAAGGGAAAACGGCGCTGCCATTGTTAAGGAGCTAGCACTTGAGTAACTGTTACAAATCCTCACGATATTCGTGGGGAACCATACGCAACCACTACTCATGCTCGACTTTGAGGGACTGTTCATGTTGATGTTAATCAAACCTACTGGCATCCAAATCGATAGCCACCGGGTCCACAAAACATTCCCAATGGTGTCTCAAGACCTCTCCTTACTTCAAAGCATTCATCCCTTTAAAAACAACCGGGAAACCGCAAACACGTTCCAAGATGCGGAATAAAGCCTTCTCCAGATGTGCTATGTAACAACCCAAAAGCACATTAAATTCTGGGGATCGGGGACTAATATTCCGTGGTGCCTTTGCCAATTTATCTTCTGTGACCTTTTCCACTTTAACGAAATTGCGCAGCCGGGATAACTTACGCAAATCGACAGTTCTTGTTTTCTCCATGTGCTCTAGGTTCGCTACAGCACGCTAGTAACTTCTAAAACGCCTGCCGTTGCTGATATACCTTTAACAAAAGGTATCTCGCGACACGGGGGGTGTTATAAAGCTCTTACGCCTTAGCTCATCAACAAATGGGGCAAAACAAGTTCTATAATGGTTTTCTGTTGGTGGGCATGTTTCTTATTACTACCCACCCTTACAGACGGTCAATACTCTTTAGTAAACAGATATAGCCAAGTTGGTTGAATTGTGTTGGTGGCAACCTACTCTGTTACTAATCCCGTAGCCCCTCAGCTTATATAGCTGAGGTGGTGGTTTTTTCCGACATTGTCGCCCTTTCACAGGAATTGACTCAACCCGCATCCAGCCACGCTAACCACTCCAAGAACGAGGATGATCTAGAGTGCTAGTTTAGGCAGGTTGAGAGGCAATCCCATAAAATTTGGCGATTACAGGTCGCGAACCTGTTGTCTACGCTGTGCTTGCGCACGGCATTTACGCAGTTACAACATGTGAACATACTCTTCATCAACGTATAGTATTTCGTTAATGCTTTTCTCAACGACGTACAATAAGTCAGACCTACGAATGGGTATTTGAAGCTCCCTGATTATGCGTCTGACAATATCACCGAGTACCATGGTATCAGCGACACCATCGGAGTATGAACGCCTGTTGTAATGTTCATCAAAATGTGACACTATCTTAGTGATAGCTACGCTGCGACTGTGGTGTTTCCTCACACCCTTGATATCCCGCTACTACTAACAAGTGATAGTGGGAACATCTTTCGTTTCCTCCTCGAAGTCTAGATCAGCGGTGACATGAGCTATATGATCATGATCAAGCGCAGCTTCCCAACTGTACTTGTCATGCCACAACACTCCTGCGACGGCCATCTGTATCACCCATTAACACCAGCAGACTCCTACTGTTATTGCCATGCTAATGGAGGTAGCGAAGCGGGAAAGGAGACCGCTACCAAATCC